TAGCTTTACCGTTCACACCGTGTAAGCCTGTAAGTAATAGAGCGTAGGCCTCCAGCGTCATTTCTGTGCGTAAGATGATGTCACCAGAGTGTGCGTCATGTGCCTCTAAGATAACCACGTCATTGCTTGTTCGGGAAATACCCATTTTGACGATTGTTTGTTTCATAATTTATCCTCCTACGCCTTCATTTGTGTTACCTACAACCAGCAAACTTCCATCCTCAATAAACAGATTATCTATATAGTCTGAATCTGGTAAGTGGCGCATAACAAATGCTCCTGATTCGTCACACCACTCAACAACCCTGAGTTCACCATCATAACACTGTACAATATCTTCTTGGAATACTTCCTTACCTTTATTATCAATAGTTCCAGTAAACCTCTCCACAAAAACATTATCATTACCAATCTCTCCGTTCTGATCAATAACGACGTGCTTATGCGCGGGTACATACTGTTCTAGTAGTTTGTGCCATACTCTGATTTTCATAATATTAGTCCTCCAATCAATTACTCAATACACCATAAGCGTATCACTCGGTATAAACCTTGTCAAATTAATTGTTGGAATATTTTAAGGGAGGGAAATTATCCCCAGTATTTTAGGCTAGATTTACTGGGGATAGAAGTTCGGTGAGAGTTATTCGTTAACAGTCCCATTCGCTTCGTGCCATGAACAAGGATTCATGTAGATTACTTGTTCTAGCGTATGCAGCTATGAATACGTCAAATAACTCTACACTCAATGGCGAATTAGCAATATAAGACAACACTTTGTGTAAATCCTCTTGTGATTCTCCAGTGAAAGGCATTGTTACATTAGACTCTGGCATTATTCCTCCACAATAAATGTTTCAATATAAACGTCGTCTAAGCATTCAAAATAACCAAACGCAGGATTACTTAGCTTGACATCTTCACCACAGTCATTGATGAAACTAAAGTTAACCTCATCCTTATGTATTTTAATTATGTTAACTAATCCCTCTGCTAGAACCTTTGACTTAAATGCCCATACTATTTCACCCTTCCCTTGCGAATATCCAAAACTATCTCCGTCTGAATATCGCAGGCAAACTACATACACCTCGTCACCTACGTCAATATCAGGAAGGTTATATTTTTCAACATTTAAACTGGCAGAATCCGATAGGTTTACGGAATCAACAGAGAATCTCCACTGTTCCCACCAATCACCATAAGGTTTATCTTCATACTCTTCTTGGGTGATATCTTGTGTAAACTTTATGTATATTTCACTCATAATTATTCCTCCTTATCAATTTCACTAAAATCCTTAGCCCCTCCGGTTGCGGATTTTGTTGGCGTAGTATTCTGCTAAAATATGACACATTGCAACAATATCGCCTATTCCATATTCTGAATCTAGTAAATTCGGTACATCGCAAAGAGCGTCGGCATAACTTTCCTCCGCCTGTTCTTCTTTTGCTTTAGCAATTACTTCGGCTAGGCTTGATTGTGGTGATTGAGACTCCAGTTTGCGCCATTCAGCCCGAGCCAAGTTAACAGCTATATTTCCACCCGACAAACTTTCTAATGTATTCCCACACCCTTGCAGTTGCTCAACGTGAGCCGTCAGTGCATGATTCTCACTAGCAACGTCATCGAACTCTTTATTGAGTCTGTGGTTACATTTGGTTAGCTCTGCAACCTCCCGCTCCAACTGCTCGATTCGGTCGGCGGCTTCATCATAAAGCGACCATGCTGAGCTCTTTCCGTTGTCGCGCAATCTCCAAACTAAATCACTCATTTGCTCTGCTCCTTTGGTGGCTCCAAACATCCGCACTTAGAGCATAGCTTTATACCCTGTATATCCTTATTGGTAACGGAAAAATCATGGTTACATTGATCGTTATAATTTTCTGAATATCCACCATTTTCTATAACTTCACGCAACCGCTCAATTTCCCCATGCTGAGCTAGGATTTTGTGTAAATCACCGAGGTTATGCTGCCCGTAACCTATATCCGAAAATATGAAATACTTATCAGACACATCAACGGTACAGTTGTTTTTACTGTCTTTATCAGCAAGCACTTGTTTTATTTGTTCAATATCCATAATATCTCTCCATCCAATTAAACACACCTTCACTATAATCTAGGCCTAAGTTGTTGTCAACATTATTTAGCTATAAACACTAATAGTGATATGCGACCAAGCTCTTCTTGGCTTAATGTCTGGTGCAGTTCCGTGTCCATACATGCGTAATTTATCCGAATTATCCACTTCCCATCTCATAGCGCAAACATCTTGCTTATCAATAACTTCATTAAGCTCTTGGAAGATGTACATTAGAGTTGCCTTGTAAGAATCTTTGGTATTACCAGATTCCAGTTCAGATACATAGCTCTTGATTTCTGCTAAAGTCATATTGTCTAAGTTCTTGTTCATAATCATCCCTCCCTCAACTCGTTCAACTGTTCCTGCAAATATTCCATCTCATTCTTAATATCAGCAATCTTCTCTCGGCGTAATTCCTCATACAGCTCAAGCGGGCCACCGTTGAAGTATTCCCTGAGCCTAGCTTCAGCGTCCTCATAGCTGTCGTGAGTGATATGGCACAAGTATCCAGCAGGTAGTCCAGAAATATAGGTCTGAATATCTGTACCAGAAACATACTTATTAGTTTCTCGGCAAAACTTAGGCTTAATTGTTACGTTACAATATGTCCCATGTTTTTGCATAATAGCGTCAACATACCACGCTAGGATATTTAGGTTATTTGATTCTGTCATAAGTCTTTCTCCTTAACATATTCAAAATAATCTTTGCTGCAAGTACCAATCCAAAGCTGCCCCTCATGGATAACTTGTCCTGAAAATAGGTCATCAACCACCTTGCCGATATAACCTGTGCTACAGTCAAATGACATATATCCGTCAGTATCACCTGTCGGCAGTATATCCCAATTACCCTGAGCAGCTAGGACAAGGTGTTCTGCGAATTTATCACTCACCTGATTTCTCCCGTAAAGTCATCTCCAATTCTTCCCCAAGATTAAATAGACCATAATCTGCTAAAGATTCTTGGTCGTTATCCATCTGCTCCAATAAATGCTTCAAATCTCTGGCATAGTAAACTCGGACGTTGTACACGTGCTCAGAGACATTATCTTCCTTATGAATAGCGACAATAGGCTTAGGTGAGATAGATGGGCTGACGGTTTGCTCAGGCTTGTTATTGTCCAAATATCTATGAAACTTAACCGAGATGTCGTTAACTAGCTCTTCATCATCACCCTTGTAAGCATAAGTATCCTTATTATTGATATGAACACCAAACACTCCCCACACTTCACCATCTGACTCTATTGGTGTTTGATCTGTTTTGGTATAACCATTATCAATCATAAGTTGATAGAATATACCCCACTCTTCCTCAGAAAATTCACCTGTCCAAATAAAATCACCAGCATCAATCTTCATAATTCACCTCCACTTTTTCGTCGTCATACCATAACTCAACTAATCCGTCATAAATCTTTTTGTTTAGAAACCCACTGTGTGTGACATAACATAAAGCATACCCACTTTCACCAAGATATACCTCAAAACATTTCCCCACCTTTTCACCGTCAACTGTTACGGATAGGTGTCGGCGTAAATCGTCTGGTACATCACCTACGTCAAAAGGGTTTGGTAAGGATATTTGTTTCATAGGTTATCCCTCCATTTTCTTCCAATTATTGTCATCAATGAAACCGAAACCTTGTCCCATTTCAGCAGATAAGAAGTGTTCGGCAACCACAGCATCATCTTTTACATAGTAGGTGGTGAGATAACTATTATCACCCTGCATACACTGATAAACTTCTATGCCACAGAAAGCATTGACAAACTCCACAACTTTATTATCTATCGTGACTTTTCTTTGTAGTTTTTTCATAACATTATTCCTCATCTTGTGCCGCAAGACAACCCGCATAAATATTATTACTGAACTCTGTAATAGCACGTTGCTTATATTCATCTGTGGTGTAAAGATTCTCTTCATACGCCCACTGCGTAACTTTCTTCAGGAATCCGTCAAACTCAACTATCTTCATAGTTTCTACCATAGGTTTACCATTCTGACGCGCCCACATAATATCTTCAGCTAATCCTGCGTAAGTTTCACACATAGACTCTTGCTCTTGTTCCTGTGCCACTGTAACAGGCGATAACGTCATAAACACTGTTGCTGTGATTGTTAGTAATAGTTTTTTCATAAGTATTTCTCCTTAGTTATTTGCTCAATTCTTCTTCACTATAATCCATCAAATCATCATCGTCAAGCGATATATTCCTCATAGTCGCTAAAGATTTCTTCAATATCTTCTGGTGCAACTCCGTCGTAGAAGAAGTCCACAAGTGTATCCTTATTACGGTAATCTACTTCACCAAAATACTGCTCAAGAAACTCCTCAAATTCACCAGCCTTAATAATATTGTTAATAGTAGACTCAATAATATCACGCAAATACTCGTTGTCGTGTTCATACTCTGGTGGTGTCGTGTACGCTGTTCCGATGATTTTCATAATATTTCTCCTAAGTAATAATTACAGTGTAATGGATAATAAAAAGCCCGTCAACATAGACAGGCTAATTTGCTTAGAATGATTTGTTATAAGAACCTCAATCCTTATTCGCTTGCTTTAATAATTCGTCACTATAAAACCAGAAGATGTATGACGTTAATCCGTTCTCACGTTCTCTGATCTCACGCTTAGCATCTAATATCTTCACCTTACGTTCACGCAGAGTTTTCTGTGCATCATGTAAGTTGGTCGTAATGGTAGCGACAGGTGTATCTGCGTTGAGTAATGCTGCATCAAACTCTGGAAATGAATCCAGTTGACCACGTAAGTCGCTAATGTACTCTTGCTCCATTTCAATGTACTCACGTTCAGTTAAGACGGTGTGTACGTCTGAATTTAGTGAATAATATGGCAAAGCAAAGAACAAGGTGGTGGAAAGCAGGAAGCAGATGAAAAAGAAAGCAGCACCTTCTACCTCCCCATAGCTTAAAGTTGCCCACAGAAATATTAACACAGCAGATAGTCCAATAATAAAAATAATAACACTCATAATTTATTCTCCCCAAATCTTATTGCGAATTTCAGTGAAACTACACTCTTTAACCAGTTCACCATTTAAGAACACAGTTTCAAGTAAACCTTGTTGCTCCTGTTCCTCGGTTTGTTGGTCGTATAAAGTAATACTACCCTGTTCGTTGTAATCTACACGCAACAAACCTTTGGCTGATTTCTTAGTACCATCATCAGTGATAGGGTCTTTGAAAAGCTCATACCACTCACCATTAACCTTAGCAGCAGTAGCCTTAACAGCCATACCTAGTGTATCACGGGTCATGTATGTCATAGTATAACTACCAATACCAAAGACAATATTAGTTGTCGCAAAACCTTTAGCGGCTAGTCGTTCGCAGATTTCTTTGATAAGAGGATAAGTCATACTATCACCATAGATTAGTCCTACTCGTTCGTGCAGTACACGATAACCTTGTTCGGTTGTAGTTCCACCAAAGGTTTCCCACAAACATTCAACCGCACCTTTACTCTGTGGGCTTCCTTCTGGTGCATTTGGATCACCACATATAATATCATCAGGGTTGCCAGAATCAGGACGAAATACTACCTTAGCTAAACCTAATCCATTAGGCTGACGATTAAGAATGTCCCGCTTTAACTCTGACGCATATTCAGTAATAACTTGCCAGAAGTCAAATGTATCGCTGATTACGCTGACGATACCAGTAGGATATGATTCGGTGATCCACCGTTTAATCGTAGCAAGCTCTCCGTCCACTGCTGTACCTGTAGACGCTAAGCTATGCTCACTAGCAGGAACACTTGTAGCAATAAACTCATCAGCCCAACTTGTTTTGTAATAATCCTCGACAAACTGAACGGCAGGAACATTGTCTGTGCCGTTACTTGATAATAGGAATGCACTGCCTGATTTAGCTGCATCAAAACGGTTAGCCATCCCACGAAAACAGAAGTCATGTACTTGAAATTCTGTTCCTGCTGTTGAGCCTGTTGTCTTAATAGCCCAGTCATTAACCATCTTACGATAATGGTAAATAAGCGTGGCTACAGTAGATGACTTCCAAGTTTCACAACTCATCACAGTTTCCAAGTAATTAGTCAACCACGCAAAACGCTCATCTGTATTCTTAATAGTATACATCGGAACTTTAATTGGTGATAAAGTGCCTTCTGGTAATGCTTTAATTTCAACAGGTAAGTAACCCAGTTGATGAAGCTCACGGAAATGTTCTGTACCAACACTACCTTTACCCAAGTAAGCATCAAAGAAACGACCTAAATAACCTACAGCAACATCTTCATCAACATTGAAAAAATTTTCATTCATATCATTGATCAGAAAGTCAATAATAGTGTGTTGTAGCCCATATACAACAACTTTACCGTTATAATCTTCTTCTGGGATAGGTAGGTGCTTACTACTACGAGGCGTTAGGTTTGAATAAATAACCTGCGTACCTTCATTCATAAAACCTTTGTGTGAAAGTTTGTAACTATCTGTTTGTACTAATGGATTCATACTGTTCTCCTTTGTTGAAATTTACTAATTGTTGACGTGTAACGTAATTCATTACAATCTGATAGCAGAACAAATTATCTACTACTCCATTGAACACGTCAAGTCCTTTCGAGAAAATACCGTGGGTGACATACAAGCTAACAGATTTAGCGCCTAAATCCTTCAAGGTTTGGGCAGACTTAATAAATGTCATACCACCATCGCAAATATCATCTACAATTAAGATATCCTTACCTTCTACGCTTTCATCCCCATCTATGGTGACAGACTTAATCCAACCTGTACTTACGTCACGTTCTTTATTAAGTTGGATGTAGTTGCGCTCTAACATCATCGAGATATCTTTAATCTTGTCCTTTGCTCCTTTATCTGGGGCGCAAATAATCAAAGACTCGTCTTGTGTCAAACCTTTCAACTGTTTATTTCGTCCGATTTCTGTCTTTAATAACTCTGACTGACTTGCTTCAACAATTTTTATATCACCACAAGTAAAATTATTTACTGCTTCACTGTTATGTAAGTCATTCACTAAAACTTTATCAAAAACCTCACAAGTTGATAGCCTCGCACAGAAGTTTTCCAGCGGGTTGCTCATACCTTTCTCAAAAACCCTGTCTGCACGAGCATGGGGGAAATAGCTCAAATTCAGTACACACCTAGCACTTGGGCTGAGGTGTTCACCAACAATAGCTTCGGCTAAATCAATGATTAATTCATACTGACACACAGGTGTATCTGGTAATATTGTGAAGCATACATATTTTTCTACATCTACCACCTTAACTGTATCAATTTTCAGGTTAATTCCACCATCACTAAAAGTTATCAGTTTAGTTTCGATGACATCATTATCACCAATTAATTGAACACTCATAATCTACCCCTCCATCTCATTCAACATATACGGTACATAACTCTCATAGATTTCATCCAGCACATCTTCCTGCTCAACACGCTCATAATTCTCGGACAAGAGTGTGTACGAATCCTTAGCGGCTTTATAGCCAAGTAAATATTCAGGTGTTAGGTTCATATCAAATTACTCCTTGCTCTTTTAGACTGTCAATTTGAGCCTGTGTTAATTTAAGCGTAACTTCTTTGACCTCATCTTCTCGTTGGAATAGGACATCTTTATCTCGAACTATCTTACTAATTCTCTGACCCATTTCCGTCACAAGGTTATCTGTCAACTCACTTAACCTGATATAAGTAGAAGGAAAATTAATCTTAAACTGTACCGCAAGTTCGCCGCAAACATAGAATGGGTTAATGTGGTCATTATATTCACCAAATTCATCTACAGAACCTTTTTCCATATAGATTTTGTCACCATCTTTCAAGTCGTCTTTGCTAAGTTTGACAGGTCTATATAATCTATAGGTAGTTGAAAGATACTCACCCTGTGATTCTTCAAACCAAAGGGATTTGGTAGATTCTTTATAACGTTTGACAGTGACAATATCTCCAATCTTGATACAATCTGTTTCGTCACTAATTTTAATAACCTTATCACCCGCTTTGAATTTACTCATATCTTACCTCCTTCATTAATTCACGAATATAATCTCTACGTTGCTTCAAATAATCAAGCTCACGTTCTAACTCTATTATACGGTCATTACCTATGTCATGCAAGTATGCCAAGTCTTTTCGGGGTAATCCTTGACACTCGGCTTTGATGCTGTCTTTAGTCAATAGCATCATTAATCTCCATTTCCTCAATATACTCAGCATACTCTTCATTAATCTTATGGTCAACTACTTTGCCAATAAATTCAGGCAAGTATTCTGACCCAATAATATGTTCATTAAGGAAATGTCCAGTAATTGTACGCTTATGTAATAACAACGTAGATTCTATTTTCAGATAATATTCTTCAATAATCTCTGACAAATCCAGCAGCGGATTATCTAGCGCGTAGGTTCGGGCAACATCATATATAAGTCCATTCATCAACTTATCTGTACATTCCATGTCGTCAGCATATTCATCCAAATACCACTCGATAATCTCATGGTGAAATCCCATGTCAATAAGTCCGTCAATGATTTCGCCTTTGTTATCTTCAATCCATTCAGCAGGTACTTCTTCCGATACTGGTGGCTCAAACATTCCAACTGGGTCTGGTAATGAATCTGGGTTAGTATGTTTAGTCATATAAATTCTCCTTAACTATTAAACGAAGGGATTACTTCAACAGCTTCTACTACATCATCAAAAGACCATACTACGTTTGTCTTACACATCTGATAAGAAGCTAGGGTGAAGTAGTTGCTGCCCTTCTCGATTCTTCCAATTCGTTTCTGACCATCTTTGTTTGTAATTACACAATCTGCATATTCACTTACGCCAAAACGATTTGATTTTGTATTTTTCATAATCTGTGTCCTCACTCTTCAAATAGTTCTATTGTTTTAAGATATTTACTAGCAGTATACGGTGTTTTACTAGCTAAAGATTCGTCACGGGATTTCTTAGGTATGTTACTCAAGTGTAAACTACCATCACTGCGCTTATAAACATTTACCCAACCTAATGACTTGCGATTCTTAGACTTTCTACCTATTTCTATTTTGATACTGAACATAATCTTTGTCCTTATTTGTTAACGATACAATTTCATAATAGCGGATAATAAAAACCCCGTCAATATGATCGGGGCTAATTTATTTAGAACGAATAGTTATATTAATATGCCGAAAGTAACATAACAGGAACTTTGTCCTCATACTGATCATAGTCATCTGGGTGTAAAGTTGTAGACATATACTCATCAGCTTCAATACAGGCATACTCTAACCCATTTAATGACATAGCCGTTTGTCCGTGGTCACACTCTAATCGTACTGGTAGCTTACCATAACCTTGTTCAATCAGTTTATCCAACTCTTCACGTAATTCAAATAAAGTTACATCTGTCATAATCTAATCTCCCTCATAATAAAATGAAAAATTCTCATCAAACCATAAATCACCAGCAAGAGTGTACTTACCATTATTGGCTTTAAAAGTCACCCAAAAGTCACATTGAAAACCATTAGTTTCATAATCATATTCTTCACCAAAGATAGATCGAAGAAATTGTATGTACTCATTTAGTGCTTTCCTATCTACTTCACAAGAACTTTGATGCAAATCAATCACGTTCTTTAGTTTTCCATAATTGTGGTCAGAATACCGTAATTCACTCATAATATAATCCCCTCTGTTTTAAAACCTCTTATATGCAAATACACCGTATTCTCTTTCTTCCAACATTCAACTGTACAATGTTCGTCCACACCGTCACGCTCAAGAATACCTTAAAATTTATCATTTCTAGTATACACTGGCTTCATAAAATACTTGAAGTAGTCAAAGAGTACAAAAGAAAAGGTTAGAACTATGTAGACTAACACCCATTTCATATTAATCCTCCAACTTCGGTTCTAGTAAATTCACGTCAGTAAACTCTGACCATTCAGCACATGCTTCATAATCACCTTCCATCCAATAATCTAAGAATAACATTGGGTCATCAAAGTCATCACGAATCTTCTGCATAGTTTCCATTACGTTTAACATTACTCGTTCATTGTGTGTCATAATATTCTCCTTCCTTAATAATTAGTCACAATAACTTCGTCAGTAGCTTTGTCCGACTTCCTGAACGAAGTGTTGCGGAAATCACTCACTGTAGATTCTACACGGTAGTTTCGCTGTGTCAGCCATTCGCGTAGTAATTCATTGTCAAAGTTACGGTTACGTAGGACATTAGTGTAGCAGAACTTTACGCCAGAACGGTCTAGCAAGTCTAAATCTGTTAATAGCTTTATGTCATCATTTTCTGTCCAGTCATATCCGTAGCCAGATACCACGGTTCCTCTATATGGGGAGTCACAAAATACCCAATCATTGCGTTCAAAATTAAAGTCCTCATAATCACCATCAACAACTTGCACATCTAAACCTTCACAATTTAGGATACATTTTTTATCAAAATGATTACGTTCACCATAAGGTAGATTAAATTCACCCTTAGAATTGAACCGAACACCGTTGCTAAAGCTACGACAAATCAAATTGTAGAGCATAGCACTTGCCTTGTACTTTGAGCGATCACGTAGCTGATTATAATGTTCACGCAAATATAGATAGTTAAACTTGTTATCTCTGTATGCACGATTAATTGCGCTACAACTATCTGCAAATAGCTCTGTCTCGTGAACACATAACTCAAATAATTGGGCAATACGCTGGTCAATGCCGCCAAATAGGTCGATGTGACGATTACATCCATCAGGAATACGGCTGAATATTTGTGGCAATACTTTAGCCTTGTTGCCTGTGTAATGGAATGGTGGACGAAGGAATGTATCGCCCAAATTCATCTCCGTTGTTATTTTGTCGTGTTTATCTTTCATAACCATACCTCAAGGATTAGTCCAACCAACACAGTAAAGAATGAAGCAATCATACTGTATGCCATTGTGCTTGTGATAAATCTGTCAACAATGTTCATCTTGGCGTACCCACCACACTTTTCATATTCACTTTGACTAAAAGCTAGATATAGTAAAAAGAAGGCAGCACATAAGATTAAGATGCTGTAAGTTACGTTCCAATAAATCTCCACAACCTATCCCTCCAAATCCAAACGCTGGATATAATCGTAAAAGTCTAAGCTAGAGAGCGTCACAGGCATTATTTCCTTAGACCCTGATGCTGGGTCAATATAGAAGAATAATTCCTCATACGCTTGTCTCAGGCTCTCTAATTTAGTCTTATATAATTGCTTACGTAGCTCTTGCTCCTGACGCTGGTGAAAACGCACCTGTGCTAATAAGTTCTCACATTCTTTACGTAAAGCGTCTGGACAAGATAATTGGTCAAATTCGTTTGGCATGGTTATTCCTCCCTTATTCGTTGGTTAAATGTTCTTTTTCCCACTTTTTACGAGCCATAATTGCATCCTCTTTTAATGTGTATCTTCCTAAATTATAAACCGTGTTATCTTTTCTTGCATGAGCCTTCCATTTACCTCTAGACTTATCCCAAGACACACCATTCTTGCCAGATTTGTTTCTAGCTGATACTTTAATGTGGTAGTCGCTCAAGTTGTCCTTCGTTACTTCCCCATTGACAACTTTGTTCTTGAAAGACAAAGAAACACAACACGCCTCAAAGAAGTCTAAAAAAGACCCTAAGTATATCTTCCTCCCAAATACACTCCTACTCACCTTCCACCTGTCATAACCCTCTATCTTACCTATACCTAAAGAATTAAGAGTACTCCTTTTGTTCCAAGCTTGTTCATAGATATTTGCCCATCTGCAATTATTAGGGTGATATCCTTTTTCGTTATTTATACGGTCTATAGACAGTCCTTCTTCATAAGATCCACCCATATCCTCTAAAAAATTATCAAAGGATTCCAACCATCTACTACAAACCTTTATTCCTCTTCCGCCATAGTTAGGATAGCCTGCATTTTTCTTATTATAACACCTAGCTATCATTGCCTTGTATGTTGGGTAGAGTCTGTGGTTAGAGTAATTACCCTTGTTACCTTTACCCCTTAAACACCCACACCCAATATTTTTATTATTTCTCTTAGCACTTCTATACCTGCTGCCACGTATTTTAAAAGTAACGCCACACTTACATAAAGCGTCATACACTACCCCGTTATCCGAGTGAGAGTAGCCCAAGATGGTAGTGTCACCATGAGTGTCTCCCTTTCTTAATTCTTTCATAATATAGTACCTCTAGTTTAGATCACCCTATACTCTTGACCATTCATTTTCAATGATAGAAGCGTGTTATAGTCAAATGAACGATAACCACCTGTCTGCATATCATAACAACCGATTAGTTCTGGTTTATGAGCAATAGTGGACTTACCATTTTTCAGATGCTTAGTGCATTTTAAAATAGCGTTGAGTTTACGAACAGTACCGTCAGACTTCTTGGTAAACTCAACCGTGAATGCTCTATTGCCTTTAATTGAGCGAATTAATTTAGCCGCTTGTTCTCGTGTGATAGTTTTCATGATTTATCCCTCCGTTAAATTTACTGCGATAATTTCAAAGTTATCATCCATAAACCAATCTTCACACCACTCTTCTGCAAGTTTTCTTGTACCATCTATTGTAGCACTAAAAGTAAAATGAAGAACAGTCGAACGAGCCTTATCTTTTACAATATAACCTTTCATAAGTTATTCCTCCGAGTTACTTATTAGTTTCTTTAACTATTTTCAGTTTGCCACAACCTTTGCAATAATAACTCACTATATGTTTCTCTTCAAGTATATTACTACTGACTCTTTCCGGTGCAAACCCATTCTTATTCATCACTTCAAGTTTTGATGGGATAATAACATGGTCTTTAATTTCCCAACTATGTTTACAGTGAGGGTGAAGATAATACAAAATAGCCGTACCTATTCCTGTAACAATAATCACCAACAAAATCACCAATCCGCCACTCATAGATTACCGCTCCCATTCTGGTTTAATGTACATATCAGGAGAATCTACCATGTCAGTTAACCACTGGATTTTCTCCAAAGCGTTATCTGCGTGTTCAGACAATATCTGCTTAGCGCGTTCTTCCACTTTTTCGTTGAAAGAATCTAGGTCTACTTGCTTTTCAACATGGCGCATGAAGCGAGCAAGCAATTCTTCCAAAGTTTCAGCCGGAACTTGTACTCCGTTAAATTGGACTGTGCAAGTGATTTCGCCTCCATTTTGCCAATTACCAGATCTAGCTACATCTTTAGCTACATCGCTGTTCTGTAATAAGAGATGGCTCAAAAACTGTGTTGGATTTTCAATATCAATTTTCATAAGTTATTCCTCCGTTGTGATTACATGATTAATACTAGAGGAATAAGATTTAGGTTGCAAGCATTTTGCTTAGAATAATTTGGCAGGAAATTGGGGCGAGATATAACGGAATGGAATATGGCAAAAGAAAGCCCCAGTTAAGGGGCTTGTGTTTGGGTTAGATTAGCTGGGCTAGTAGCTCGGTGTAACCGCCGATATGTTCACCGTCAGACCAAACTTGAGGTACTGTCTTAAACTCTTGCTCCTTGAATTTACTATAGCATGCTTCATCTTCCTCTATGTCTATGTATCGGTACTGTAGACGCTTACTAGCTAACAAGTTCTTAGCTTTATCACAGTACGGACATCCTTGCTTACCCCAAATCACAAAACTAGGCTTGTCGTCACCTAGTCGAGATAACAGCTTGTCCTCAAACTTAGAGTAATTAGCTTCACCAGCTAAACCATCGTGTGAATAGTCCACCACTTTATTCTCAAAGAATGAGGTGTGAGTTGACGCTGTTAAAATATAATCAATCCACTCCAAAGGGTTTTCACGCACATCTTCTAGCGATAACAGTTCCATTTGATACAGACGTAATTCGCCTAAATAGTTGATGAAAGTTTTAGCATCAGATAGTGACATGCCTTCCTGATCACCCATTTCAAAAACCAAGTCTAAGAACTTGTGTTCTGCTTCTACATACTTTTGAACAGTTAGTCGAACAAACTTATCTAGCTCTTCATTTTCTGCTTCCGTCAAGTCCTTACGAGCCTCAGATAACACTCGCATATTTGACTTGACATGCTCTTGCTCATCTTTCGATTAGTTCAACGTAGGTCGTTAATCTACGCCAGCAGCGTTACCTGCGTCTTATGCTTTCACATAAGTCCAGACCATATCATAATCCCGTAGGATTCCCACCGCTTCGAGCCACTTGACTCTACGAACTCTCGTTCTGGTCGTTGCACGTTCCTGTTATCAGGCTTCGCTCAGGATTACCCTCGTCTTTACGTTAGGGCTTCCCCTGAATTCAATGGGTTTGCTATGCAGATTACTCCACAAAGGCTCTAAAGTTAAAGCGACCACTCATTGACGGTATTAAAACCGTTCATTAATCCAAATCTACGCAAGTTCAGCAAACAGGCAAAAGCACCGAATAATGAAATGCCTTCGCCTAGTAGTACAACTGATAATTGCTTGCAGAAGTTTAAAGGTTTAGATAAATCACCTAAGTCCTCTGTCAGTAAGTCAACCTTATCAGCCATCTCCTTGTAGTTCTTGAACTCAGACCAGTCAGATGAGGTATAACCAAAGGTTTCAGCAGCCAGCGCATAACCTCGCTGGTGTGTAACTTCACGAGAAGCAAAGGTGAACCACATAGTCTTGATTTCGTTATTACCAACATGAGGCAACAGTTTGGCGTAACCAGAGCCAACTTGTACGTCCATTTCAGTGAACAACATGATTAACTTCTCTAACATATTCTTATTAGAGTCGTGACTAACATTCTTAGTAGCTAATCCACCCTTTGTTGAGAACTGGCGTAAATCATCCTGTAGGTCTACACTAACCTCTGACCAGTTCATATCAATACGATGTTTCTTTTCGGTGTCTACCGCCCAAGAATACTTAAAAGGACGATAGGCTTTGCTTTGTTCAAATATACTCATTTATGATTACCCCTCACATGCTTTACATTCTGAATCTTCGACAGGAACACTATTCAGTGGCTTCTTACCACCTGTTCCCAAATTAGCCCTTGTCGCTGGCTTACTACGACAGTAATAGAAAGTTTTAACACCTTTTAACCAACCTTTAATATGAATGTCGGACATTTTCTGTAAGCTAATACCACTAGGTACAAAAATATTAAGCGACTGACTCTGACAGATGTAGTTTTGCCGAACAGAAGCAAGCTCAACAATCCAGTCAGGATCAATCTCCGTAGCAGTTTTGAACACCCGTTTTTCATGTGAACTTAAAAAGTCCAAGTGTTGTACACTACCTTCATTGGTGATTATATCATGCCAAATTTCTTTATTGTCCAAACCCTTTTCTGCAAGTAACCGCTTCAGGTATTTATTTTTAATCAAGAAACTACCAGCACGCCCTTGCGCGTTGAAGGCATTAGCATTCCACGGCTCAATACTAGGACTAACGCCAACCATAGAACTGCTAGAGGCATTCGGGGCTATAGCTATGAGATGACTGTGCCTCATGCCGGAACCTCGGCAGTCATCAGGTTCACCTCTTAATTTAGCTAACCGCTGGCTTTCACCAATAGCCTTATTCTGAATATCTCCATAGAGCCTATGAGTTTCAGATATAGCTTCTTCCGACTCAAATGGGTACATTTTGCTTTGTAGATAAGAATGCCAACCTAGTGTCCCTAAACCGATAGCACGCTCTTTTCTAGCAGAGTGTACCGCACGCTTTAATGTTGGTGGTGCTAGTTGGATAAAGTATTCTAAAACATTATCTAGCAAGCGAACTAAATCAGCCACAATATTACTGTCCTTCCACTCTTCATATTTCTCCAAGTTGATAGAGGATAAACAACAAACAGCAGTACGCTTAGGTGTTGTTCGTAATGTAATTTCACTCAAATATGTTCAATGTAGGTCGCTAATCTACACCAGTTCTCTTATGAACTTCTGTATGTCACCACACAGTTCAGACTATATCATACTGTTAAAACAGCCCCACCGCTTCCACTCGCTTGAGTGTACGGGCTTGCGCCCTAGTCGTTACATGTTCCTATTGCTAGGCTTCACACGGGATTGTCTGCTAGAGAGTTCCCCCGTTTTCAATGGGTTTTACTTATGCTAAATTAACACAAGTTGGATTGGCTAACATCATATAACGGGTGAGTAATCCAAGATGGAATGTTACGATTAACCGTGTCCTTAAACATAATATAAGGCTCACCTGTTTCATAACGAGTTTCTAATAGATGTTCCCATACTTCACGGGCATCTAAGAATCGACCAGTAGCGCCATGTTTAGGATCAACCAATTCGTATTTCTCTCCTTTAATTACAGCTTCCATGAAGTTGTCCGTTACATTCACAGCGTTATTCAGGTTGTAGCATTTCTTGTTTTGATCACCACCAACAGGGTTACGCATGTCAATGAATGACATAATTTCTGGGTGGTCAATGTCAAGATATGCCGCCATAGAACCGCGTCGATTTTCCGTCTGCTTGTAGCTCAAAGTATCGGCATCATAACCACGCATGTGTGACATTACACCTGTGGACTTCTCATCAGGACTACGCATCCCAGCATACACGCCAACACCACCACCCATCATTGATAGCCACGAGGCTTCCTTCCTAGTTTCGACAAGCCCCTCTTTAGTATCAGGTATGCTTATTAGGTAGCAACTTATTGGCATACCATCTGGTTCGATTGTGTCTTGTAGCCAAGCAGAGGCATACTCAAAATCTGACTCTGCGAAGTTAGGCCATTCTACTTCCTGTGCGTTAGTCAGTACAGGACTAGCGAAAGTAAACCAACCTTTAGAAGCATAGTCGTAAATACGCTGTGCAAACTCTTTATCACCAAATGAATAGCACGTAGCTGCCCTAGCGAAAGATTGTTGTGGGCTAACGCCTGTAAATTCTAACTCAGCACGTTTGAAGAAATCTCGCAAATCTTCTTTGGTGATATGCTCTTGCGGAAACTTACGACTGTATGATTTTGTCACAGAGTCATCACCAGTTTCAGCTTCCATAATACACCTTAATTCAATCAAGTCCACCTCCTTTTATCTGAGGTTGGGAAGATAGGTTAGACACTACAATTATCGAGCTTTACGCAGCAAGGATTGCCGTTTACTTTTGGATAACAAATTAACACGTTCTGATAAATTAGCTTGACAATTATTACATTGTACTAGCTGGAACTTACTAACATTAGTATTATCTGTTTTACCCTCAATGACTGTTAGTTCGTCTGACCCACAAACATTACAGCGAACTTTATCATCTTTGTAATATAGTGCCATATTTGGATGATTCTTATCCCAAGCCCTTACTAACATATAAACTTTCTCAAGTACCTCAATATCTTGATCGCAGTAATCTTGCATACGTTGTAGAGCAAAAATATCGTCGTTCATACAATCTACCCACAACTGCATGTTAGTATCATGCTTGAACTCTTTTTCTCTATCATTTACATACTTAGCAATGAAGTCCATTTTTCCGCTAGTTGGTGCAAAGTTACCTCTGACTGTTAAATATGGGTCTGTTAGTTTATATGGAGAAGGTTCGGGTAAGCCATATTCAAGAAACTTAAAGTTCATCTTCTTCTTGTCAAACTTCTTACCATTATAAGCACAAACTACATCAGCCTCATCAAGTAGCTTCCACAATTCCCTTACAACATACTCCTCGTTATTTTTAAATCTACCGTCTACTTTAGGGTGGTCATGGACAGACGCATTTAGGATAGTGTCCTCACCAAGCCATCTAGCTGACCAACATAACACATACCAATCTTCTTTTATGCAGGAAATGGGGATTACAGGTTTGAACGGAGAGAAAAAATATCCAAGTATTAAAGAACTTTCTATGTCGAACAACAACACTTTGGGTTTACTAAAGTCATCAATAAATGACCCAATATAATTAGTGTCATTCTCATCAATAATAACATCACCATCCTCATACTTGTTCAACCATTGTCTGCAACAAGTTCGTCCAATATCTAACTCTCTAGCAACAGCGCGTTTACTGATTCCTGTGTTGAGTAATTGAATTGCTTCTGGTAGCCACTTTGGGTAATTACTGTTCATTGTTTAAACTCCTTATTTTAAAAATTAGACCAATCTTTATCTGGCGCATATCTGTCCATCAGGGCTTCTTTGATACGCGGGTCAGAGTAATCCCTTGCTAACTCACAGGATATATGGTGTTTATATTCCTGCCAAGCCTCGTGTGCTTCAATAGTAGTATCATAGTAACCAAGCACTATCGGCTTACCTAGAAAAGGATCGCTACAAGAGGCTCTATAACCAGATCTTGACTTCTTTGATGTCACACCAAGAGGATATTGACCTCTCCTCTCAGTACATGTTGTTAAAAAATTGTTTAATCTTCTGTCGATAAAAAGACAGCGATTCTTTGAATAAACTCTGTTTCCTATAAATAACAAATCTTTATCTAAAAACTTATCTTCCCAGTCTTGGGATAGCATCCATTTTCTGAAGTTAGAAAAATAAAACCACTCCTCATCAACCCAGCAATTTTTATATGTTAAATTTTTGCCCCCTTTGGAATAACACCTGTATAGCATATCCCTCCAAACTTGGTAATAGGGACAACTGATCACCTTAGTAGTTCCGTCAGCCTTTTTAACTCTCCTGTTCGTTAAGTAATCAGCATCATTTATCCCCACTCCACAAATTCCCCTTCTCCTACCATTCATTATAATTTACCCTCCAATAATTCAGGGTTAACTTCTTTAATCATATCTAAGAAACAAGGTTCTTTAAAATGAATACTCTTCAATGTCTTAGCCATAGTATTATTCACAACGTCATCACCAAATACGATTCGGTATTTACCTACTTTCTTGTAATTAACCTTCTTGTAACGCTTCTTAGACATATACGCTCGTACACTAGCCTTAGCTTCTTCTGCGCTATTACAGAACTTACTAAAGTTACTGTCGTTAACAATCTCCAGCACAGCCTCAGGGTCATAACCTTTGATATGAAGAATGTCGCATACATATTGGATACAAGCATTTGCAACGGAAACTGGGTCAAGCCTGAGCGGATCTTCTTTGAGTGATAATCCGAGGAAATAGAGTTCGTCAATGACCTCCATAATATCCTTATCGCTCGTATCGTTCTCAGCAGGTAATCGCTTAAAGGAATCATGCCCAATTAGGTGCAAAACACCCGCAGCAGTAACAAGTACGTCACCACACCCGTCCAGTAACCCATGCTCCTTACCACGACGAAATGATTCGTACAACTCGCTTGTGCCTGTAATTTCCTCAGCGATAAATAGTACCTGTGAACGCATCAATTCATCTTCGCCATTACTATCGCCACAATGTTTACCAGCAGTAGTGTTCCATAAGCCTACTCGCTCCATTTCTGTCATTATTTTACCTCCATCATAGCTTTATCAATACGTCCAGTCTTAATTAATTGTGCAAGTGCAAACTCAGCCTTATGTCGCTTCTCTGACGCAAATACTGTTTCACGTTCTTGCCAATCAAATACTTCGTGAAATTCCGCCACAGGTGTTATGCTGTAGCGGTTTGAGTTAAATTTAATTGCTGTCATTATCTAGGTTCCTTGCTTCTTCCCGCTCTTTAAGTTGCTCGTATGTGTACCACTGTTCTTCACACTCTAAGCATTCATAGTATTTATCTATGCCCTCTACAACCAGTTTAAAGTTCTTGCTGCTGCAAAACGGGCAACATTGTACCATCATACTGATTCCTCCTCACTATCTGGAATAGCTTTACTGTTCAAATAATTTAGCGCATCGTCTAATGACTTAATCTCTACGTCATCAGTTTTGGCTAAGTTCAATACAGCCTGTAATAATGACTGGAGATTGTTCTGCGATTGCTTGAGCTTACGTTGTTCACGCACAAGTGTTAGTGCGGTATCGTTTAGCTCAGCTTGAGTTTGTTGTAATTCGCTGGGTTGTTGCATTAAGATTTCTCCTTAGTGATCTGGTCGTAAGCTGCTTCAAGTGCTTTGATGAGTTTTAGGACATCACTTTTGTAAATCCTCACCATGTTTCCTGCTGCATCATAAATGTCTGCATTATGAACACCAAGTTTTACATATTCAGAGTTACCATACTCATCAAGGTAAGCAAACTCGGTAGGTTTTACGCTGTCGTCTTGGTCTACAAATACTCGCATAAGTTATTTATCCGCTAACACTTTGCCAACAATCAGCAGGAGTAATCCCACCACAATAGTCAGCGCCCACATACCGAAGTTAGTCAAAGCTATTGCCCAGAACCCTGCGTCTAAATTAACAAAGTCATAGATAGCTTTACCTGCCCATACAAATGTTGAAGCAGCTACGGCAAGATAGCCGATTACCATTAGAATACCGCCTAGAATGAGTTGTGTCATAATTGTTTCTCCTTTAGTTTAGTTCGTCAAGTTTCTTGATTAAGTCAGTACGAGTAACGACATCTTCTAAGTCACCACGTTTCTCGCATAACCATCTGAATCCATTTCTAGTAGCCCATTCACCATGATTGTGCTTAGTTCCGTCCTTACGTTTCTTAGCAAAAGGCATAGGTGTTGAACTATTCTCAAATATTAGCACAAGCTCTATGTCAGTGCAACCTGAATCTTTGTAATATTGCCATTCGTCGAAATGGTCACGGACATAGCACAGTTTACGTAATTCTGCTTGCTCTCTCGCACGACCTTTAGCCTCTATAACAAATAGCGTACTATAATGTGAGAAAATGTAATCAGGTTCGTAAGTATGCTCAACTTTGTACGGTACACGATCTTCTTTAGGAACATGATGCTGTGTACCTTTCAAACAATTCTCGTGTAATCTGTACTCAAGTTTACTGTCATAACCTTTGGGTAAACCTTTTGGTCGTTTTGCAAAGTAGCGTTTCTTCATAGGTCCTGTGCCTCCTTCTCCAACTCTTCTATTGTAATATTATCAACAATATTCATAATCACACGACAATTATCATCTTTAAACCTACGCATATAAAGTAACAGCAGGTTCTCCTCAAATATGCTCTTATAAGAGCCTGAGACAACCACAGAGCCGTCCCAATGTTCATACTCGTGTGATTCACCATATACACGATAATACTCTCTTAAAACTGTCCTGACGACTTCTGGTAGCACATTAATAGGTTTATTATCAAACTCCTTGAGTAATTCATACGCTTTCTTGTCGCCATATTTAGGCAAACCAACAATACCGTCAACTTGCTTATCACCTTTCATCATCTGGTACATAAGTGAAAGCCAACCGAGCATCTTTGTTGAGCCATTATCCCGCTTACCAATTCGCCCAACAATCTTAGGATTAGACCAAACGGGCTTCTCATGCTTACCAATGTGGTACACCCAGCAACCTTTCGCTTGTAATGAATCCTTGTCCTCAGCAGCTAGACAAGCATTACGTCCACCTTTCTCGGCTAACTCCACAACACGGTCATCCACTTCAATATCACCACGTACAACAACTACGCCATTCAATCCTCTGGCAAACTTACGCACATATTCTAAGTAATAAGGTTTGCGCTGATTACTGCGTCCTTTCTTATACTCATGCAGTGTAGCCAATTTATGACGAAATACTTTTGTACCAGCTTTCTTACTTATGTACACCCGAATTTCATCACACCCTGTTGCTTTGAGAACCTTTTTAACCTCCCGTTTAAATACTTTCTCACACTCTTTCGGGTCTTTTAACTCATATTCTGTCTCACGGGTTATGTCAGCAACGTCACCTTTGTAACCATAGTGAATATCGGTCTCGAAAGTTTCTATTTCAAATATCCAGTTATTATATGCTGACACAGAATCAAATCGTGCTATTTCGTTGCCATCTTTGTCCTTCGCCACACGCCACACGATTTCACCACTACTAGCAGATTTAAATAATATTCCGTCACCGTCTAAGTAACATACTCTGGGCTTATTTTTAGGTTTCAAATTATACCTCCACATAAACGAAAAGGGCGACACAATGCCGCCCAATTATTAGGGTAAATGCTATTGACGATTAATACTCTTCACCGTCATCGTCGTCGTCACCTGTGTCGAATGGAACGTCATCGCCAGAATCATTGTCATCAGACTTAGCACTGGATACGCCATAACTTACGCCCAACACGTCATCAGCTACTTCACCATCAGACTCATATTCGATCAGGTTAGTAACTTGTAATAGAGCAAGTTGCATATTCCATTCTTCATCTTGGTTCTTATAAGCAAGCGTCTTAATGTTAGCAATACTGCCGTTACCAACTAAAGA